CAAATTAATCAAAGAGATAAGTGAAGCAAAAAACTAAATAACAACCTTTGAATAGGAGTATATAAAATGGCAACTTCGATTACTAATGCCTTTATTACTCAGTTTGAAGCTGAAGTGCACATGGCATATCAGCGTATGGGTGCTAAATTGAAAAATTTAGTTAGAACTGTTAACGGTGTTAATGGCTCTACTGTAACTTTTCAAAAGTTAGCTAAAGGTTCTGCAACTACAAAAGCAAGACATGCTGAAGTAGTAGCTATGAACTCAGCACACACTAATGTGAGTGCAACTATGTCTGATTACTATGCTGCAGATTATGTTGATAAATTAGATGAGCTTAAAGTAAATATTGACGAAAGAGGTGTTCTTGCTAAAAATGCTGCTTATGCATTAGGAAGAAAAACTGATGATGTTATAATTACTGTTTTAAAAGCTGCTACATCTATTGCTAACAACATTAATTCATCAGCTACAAATATGACATTAATAAAAGCACAAAATATGCTTACAGTTTTCGGGAATAATGATGTTCCTGATGACAACCAAAGGTACTGGGCAGTTGGTCCTGAGCAATGGGGAGACTTGATGGGTATCCAGCAATTCGCTTCTCAAGACTATATCGGACCTTCTGGTTTACCATTCTTAAGTGGTGAGCAAACTGCGAAACGATGGATGGGATTCTTAATGTTTTCTCATTCTGGTCTAACTACTGATACTGACAGACAAACTCTTGCTTGGCATAAGTCTGCTTGTGGTCTAGGTATTGGATCAGATGTAAAAACTGAAATTAATTATATCCCTGAAAAAGTTTCACACTTAATCACTTCAATGTTAAGTTTGGGATCAGTGTTAATTGACGGTGACGGAGCTAGAGTACAGCTCTGTGCAGAATAGGAGATTAATATGGCTTACTCAACTGATAATCCTCTAAGGAAAATCGCTGAAGGTGGTATTAACTCTGTTTGGCTTTATGTTGATGGCGATGCTGTTGGCACTATCGCTGGTTCTGGTTACTTTAACAGCGCTTATGAAAACTTAAAGGAAAACGATGTTATCCTTTGTGTTGGAGCTGCTGGAGGAACAGAAACAGTAGATTTGCTAGTAGTTACTTCAGCAACTGGAGCAACAACTGTCACTACCACTAACGGTACTTAATTAAAAATATATATGGGGGGATTTTCCCCCCGTATTAAAAAATATTATGGCAGTAACTAAAGTAGACATAGCATCAAGAGCTTTAATAATGATAGGAGCTTCTCCTATATCATCATTTTCTGATGATAGTACGGAAGGATTAGTTACTAACAATATTTATGAAGAAATTGTAGAGGCAACACTTACAAGACACAGATGGGGTTTTGCAAGTGGTCAAAAGCAATTATCTCTTTTATCTGATGCTCCTGTTGGAAGATTTGAGTATGCATATCAAATGCCTGCCGATCCAGCAGTTTTACAAATAATTACAGTTACTTCTAACGATACAGTTTTACGATACGAAAGATATGAAGATAAAATTTATCTTGATGGATATGGTTCTACTTCAACTGTTATTATGGATTATATTTTTAGACAAGACGAAAGTAAATTTCCTCCCTATTTCCGTCTTGCCTTAGAATATAAACTAGCAAGTATTTATGCTGGAGCTGTTGCTAGAGATGCTGGTATGATAAAGGAATTTAACGAACTAGCAGAAAGACAATTATTGATTGCTAGAAACTCTGAATCTCAAGAAACAACATCCAACCAGATTGCTACTAATCGTTTCATTGAAAATAGACGATCAACTAGAACAAGTGGTTTTGGATTAAATGGCTAGACAAATACGAACTGTATTAACGAATTTTTCTGCTGGAGAGCTTAATCCTCTTTTAGCTGCTCGTACAGATGCAAAAGCATATTTTGATGGAGCTAAACAATGTAAAAATTGGTATTTACTTGATGAAGGTGGTGTTATGCGTAGACCCGGAACAACATACACAGCTAATTTTTCAACTAGAGAAACAAGAATAGTACCATTTATTTTTTCTAATGATGAAGTAGCAATATTTGCTTTATCTAATAATAGATTAGATGTTTATAATTCTTCAGGAACTTCTGTTCAGGCAAATATAACTTCAAATGCAAATTGGACTACTGCTCAATTATTTGAATTAAACTTTTCTCAATTCGGAGATACAGTTATTGTATGTCATAGAGATAATGAAATAAGAAAAATTACAAGAGCAAGTGCTAGTAGTTTTTCAATATCAGCTCTTTCTTTTTCTACTCATTCTTCTGGTTATCCAAGATACCAACCTTATTATAAATATGAAGATGATGCTGTTACTTTAACTCCAGCAGCTACTTCAGGTACTGGAGTAAATGTTACTGCTTCTAGTGCTATATTTGATTCAGATGCAAACTGGGTAGGTAAAACACTTCGCATTGGTGGTAAAGAGGTAGATATTACTGGAAGAACAAATACAACTGTTGTTGTTGTAACTGTAAGAGAAACATTAGCTGGTACTGGAGCTAATGCAGATTGGGATGAACAACTATGGTCTAGTCATAGAGGTTTTCCTCAAGCTGTATCTTTCCATGATAATAGATTATGGTTTGGTGGTAATCCATCTAAACCATCTTCTGTTGTAGCTAGTCAAGTAGGGGAATACTTCAACTTTGATGTTGGAAGCGGGAATGCGAGTGAAGCAATAGATGTTGCCATCGCTGGAGATAGGGTAAATGAAATAAGACATTTTATTTCTTCAAGAAACTTACAAGTTTTTACTGATGGTGGTGAATATTATGTTCCTACTTCTTCTGATACAGCAGCAGTTACTCCAAGTAATATTACATTTAGACGACAAACTCCATTTGGTTGTAGTCGTGCAAATCCAGTAGTATTTGATGGAGCTACTGTATTTGCTCAAAAGAATGGTAAATCAGCTCGTGAATTTTTATTTTCAGATACTGAAGCAGCATATTCTTCTAATTCTATTTCTGTATTATCTTCTCAATTAATTGATACACCAAAACAAATATCAATGATTAGTGGTAGCTCAACTAGACCAGAACAATTTGCTTTTTTTGTTAATAGTGGAACAACACATAATGGAAAGATTGCAGTCTTTCATAGTATTAGAGGAGAAAAAATAGCTGGATGGTCAATGTATGAAACTAGAAGTGGAGATTATTTTCATTCATTAACTGCTGCAAACGAAAATTTATTTGTAGTAGGTAAAAGACAAGTTAATGGAACAACTACTTATACTTTAGAAAAGTTTGCAGAAGATGATTCTACAACATTAGATTGTTCTACTTCTACAACTGTATATCAAAAAGGAACGCCATTAGTTAATGGTGGTTCACAAACAGGAAACACATTAGCAGTAGATGGATTTACTTCTGCTCCAGCAGTATTAGAAACTTTTACTATTGCTGGAAATGCAACTAAATATACTATTGAAGCTGTAACAGCTACTGCATCAGGATATAATTTACAATTAGATCAAAACTTGGCTGCTACTCCTTCGGATAACGCAGTAATAACTATGGTAGAAGGTTATATGCACACTATTAATAGTATTTATGGTCAAATCGCAATAAATGTTGTATCTGGTAATTCATCACTAGGTTCTTATACAATAGATGCAAATGATAGAATTACTCTTAGCTCAAATGCTGTTGCTCCACAGCCTACAGGTATGACAGTAGGATTTAATTATACTCCTATATTAGAAACTATGCCTATTGATAAAGAAGTAGATACTGGTCCACTTTCAGGTAGACCTCGTAGAATTACTAGAGCAATTCTTGATGTAAATAGTTCATTGGATATTAATGTAAAAGCAGCAAATGCAAATGCTTATGAATTATTAATTACTCCATTAAACTTTACAATAGGAAGTGATTTAACTCCTCAAACAGGAAAAAAAGAATTTAATTTTTTAGGATATAGTAAAAGTCCAACTGTTACTGTATCACAAAATGATCCATTACCACTTAAGGTATTGGCAATAGCTTTGGAGATGCAATTTTAATTATGGGCGCAAGTGCAAGTACAATGATGATGGCTAGTGCAATAGCTTCAACTGCTGGAATGGTATATAGCATTCAAGCACAAAGAGCTGCATTACAAAGAGAAAATACTAGATTAGAAAGAGAATCAAAAATAGCTCAAATACAAGCATTAGAAGAAGAAAATTTAAGACGAGATAAATTAAATCAAACACTTGCATCTAATATAGCTTTTCAATCTGCTGCTGGTTATTATGATGATTCAAGAAGTTTTCTTAATATTAATAAACAAGCAGTTAAAAAAGCAGAAAAAGATTTAGCTAATATTCGATTACAAGGACAAATTGTGCAATCGAAATATAGAGATACTATTTTTGAAAATGATTTACAAAAAGAAGCAATAACTTTTGGAGGGTATACTTCAGCAATGTCAGAATTAACAACTGGTTATGCTATGTATAAGTATTATAAAACATAATGGCACTTAAAAGAGGAGAAAGAGAATCTGTTGTTACCCAATCTTCATTGGCAAGTAGAATGGGCGTTGTTCGTGCTTATGATGGTGATGGATTTGCATTAGCCTCAAATGCTTTAGGAAAAACATTAAGTTCATTAGCAAAGATACAAGCTGATGTAGAAGAAACAGACTGGAAAGCAACTTTTCAACTTGATGGTTCAAAAGCTATTAATCAATTTGCTAACGATCATAGATTTGATTCAGGAGCATTTATGTCAAAAGCAGATGCTTATATTGAAGGAGCAGTAAACGAAGCTCCTCAAAGATTTAAGTCTTATGCTAAACAATATTTGGGTATGCAATCAATTCGTCATTATGAACAGATTGCAAATGAAGAATGGGCAAAAAGATTAGATACAACATGGGAAAATTTTGGAAATAATAATGCAGATTTTTTAGCTAAATTTACAAATTTATTACAAAATAGTTCAGTTAGTGAACATCAAAAAATATATGGAGAACAAATTTTACCAGAATTAAGTGAACAAAAATTAATGTATGAAAAATTATATAACAATTCTCCATCATCAATGGATTTACCTACACCTGATACTTGGCTGCAAGGTCAAAAAATAAATTTAGAACAAGGTCGTGTATTATCTAAAGCATTAGAAATTCTTAATGATGGTATTAATAAAGGTGATATTACACAAGGGTATTTAGATGCTCAAGAATATTTAAAAGAATATATTAATGATCCTGATGTTCAAGGTTTGCAATCAGGTGATGGTATGCAAGGCGCAATAGTAGAAGAAAATCCTTTTACATTAGTTGATACAAGTCCAGCAGATAGAGAAGCAATAGTAGATACAGTTGGCTCGGCATTAGCCAATGAACATAAATTAAAATCAGATCAATTACAACATGCTAAATCTCAAGAAGAAACAAAGATGTTAGCTTTGTATAATGAAGATATTACAAATAAACAATTAATAGGTTCATTAGCTCATCCATTAACTAAAGCAATGCCTGATTTAAAAGATTTAGAAAAAAAAGAATATTGGAAATTTTTAGATGAAGCTCAAAAAATTGATATTATTAATAAACAAAAAGATAAATTAAAAATACAAGATAAATCTATTAAATTACTTACTGATGGTAGTAATTTAAGATTTGAAGATGCTTTAACTGATTTAGATGGAATAGAAAATGCAGAAGCTCAATTAATGGAGCATATGGTAATGCAAGAAATATTCTTAACTGGTGGCGATCCAAATATTATATTTGATACAGATACATTATTTAGTGATACTACTTCAGTAGAATATAATGCTTTAATTAATGTTAGTAAAAAAGCTGGAAGATTTGATCCATATTCTACTCAATGGTTATCTAGTTTAGCAAATCTTAATGTAGATTCAATAGAAGAATCAGGCATATTAGGAAAAATGCTTACTTTCTATGATATGGTTAATCATGGAGAAAAAAATATTATAGGAAAAGAATTACCTAATGGTATGTCAAAAGTTTTACATGATGCAAGTAAAGAATGGAAACAAAGTCAATTCTTTAGACGACCTGAAAATTCAAGACATTTTGCTACTTGGGTATATGATAGATTACATCCTGATGAAAAGATTTTTGAAAAAAGAGCAGAATCATTTAATAATTATATAAATGATAAAGGGGTAGGTTCAGTAGATTATTTAAAGCAAGAATTTATGAAAGAATTTATTAGTAATATTCATTCTAATAAAAATCCTATTCGTCATATATCTCAAGAATTAATGTCATTTATAACAGGTGGTTTAGTTACTGATCCTGATGATGAGCAATTTATACAATTTGCACCAGCGGGAATGGATTGGAAAGGATTTTTCTTAAAACCAATAGCTGGATTTGATTCAGATAGAATGTTACAATTTTCTTCTCAAGCAGAAGAATTATTAGTTTCAGCTATTGAAAGACTTGCTCCTTATCATTTAAGTAATGATCCTACAGATGCAGAAATAAAAGAAGCAATGCCTTTTATAATGAATGATGTTTTTGCTGAATTAAATAATAATGGATATGGAGTATCAACTATGTCTAGTGCTAGTGGACAACCAACATTAAGTCAATATCCTATTGAATATGAATATAAACATATTGGCAAAAGTGGAATAGCTTTTTCTTTTGCTAATGATTATCTTATTAATAATTATAGAGCTGAAATGATTTTAAGTGATCCTGATGCAAGTGAAGAAGATAAAGCTGATGCTTTATTTTATCTTCAAAATTTAAGAGGCACAAATGATATGGGTGAATTAAATGCTGCTTATACAGAAAAAGAAATTATTGATATGGTAGAAAATAATGACATTTGGTTTACTTTAGATGATGATACAATTCGTGATGCTGAAAAAGGATATAAAGTTCAATATCGTCTTGGAAATGTTCCTACTATGTTTGAGCCATTTGATGCAGATCGTTCATTAGATGATAGTGAATTAAGATTTTATCCTGATAGTCAAGATCATCAAACTATTAATTTTAACAATCATATGAATCTTAAAAAAATTAAAAAAGATGTAGCTATGGATGCAGCAAGACAATTAATTGAACCTAGCGCAGATGATAATTGGGCAATGACAACATTAAAAAATGCTCAGCGTTCTTGGTATGCAAAAACTATGGAATTATTTTCTGACATGGATGAAATATATGGATGGCTTTCAGGGCAACCTGAAATAGCAGATAAAATTGTTTCGGATTTAGATGCTAAAATGTATGAAATGTTAAAACCAATAATTGGAGATAAACAAGTTATTAGTTTTTCTGAATATAAGAAGGAGATTAGAATGAGAGAAGCAGCAGAAATTACTGACGATAAAGTTATGGGTAAACTTAATGAATTATATTTTGTAAGTGAAGGTGGTTTTCACAATGACGGATATGTATTTGATGACCCAGTTGGAATTAAAACAGTTGGAACAGGTATAGCTTTATATGAACCGAA